TTGCATCTGAAAACATTGCATTGGCAGGTGTTCGTTCACTTGTTTGACCAATATCAGTACCAGATAAAACTGCCCCTCTTGTTGCGGCTGGAGTGTTTGATGTTACTGCTCTAAAATCAGAAAACTGTTTTCTAGATTTAGGAAATCCTATCGCAAGTAACCAATTGTGTAGTTCGATGTAGTTTTCGAAATTTTCTGCTACTTGAAATCCAATAGTAAGATTATCAAATGTTAATTCATCACCCATCATAGGTATTTGTTTTAAAGGTGTAGGCATAAATGCCTCACCAAGTGTAATGCCTGGTAAGTTACAGTTTGTCACAAAGAACTCAACCTTTGGAAGTTGAGTAATTCCAAACTTAAATTGTGTTGGACTTGCATAGTCCAATGTTGTTGGTTGTCTTGAAATACTACTCATAATACTATTTAGTAGAAATAAAAAAGGGCGCCGAAGCGCCCCTTTCGAATAAAATTGTAATCGAGATTACATTAAGTTAGATACTTTAACTCTTCTATAGTACTTGTTAGTATTCGCTGTAATTGCGATACTTCCGTCAGTACTTGCAGCCACTGTTCCTGTGTGGAATGGGTTGGAAGCGATACCATATCTAGTCTTAAATCCAATTTTTGGTTGGAATGTGTTCTCGCCAACTGCTCTCACCATTTGTAGTGGAACATATGGGCAATAGAACATACCTGCGTCATAAGGTGATGAACCTTTGTAACCAACAATGTAGTATTGTGAAGCTGATACGTTAGCTGCATATGGGTCTACATATACTTTGTATCTGCCGTTTAACACACCAGCAAAAGTTGTTGATGTATCATCTACGTTTAAGTTAGTTGATAACGCTGGAGTGTAATCTAAAACACCAGCCATTTGTAAAGCAGAAGCAACGTCAGCACTTGTAATGATGATGTTACCTTTCCCTCTTCTTGTCTGTTGACCGATTGCGTTAGCATCTCTTTCAACTGCAAATAGAAGTCCTTTGAACTTTTCAACTGACCAACGACCATTTGAGTCGGTGTCTAAATCGAAAATACCTGCGTTTGTTGTATTTACCTGAGCACCTTTAACAGCTGATACATAGATGTTTCTTATAACTTCTCTGTTGATTTCTGTTAAGATTTCTGCTGATAAAATGTTAGCAAGTTCTGTCTCTGCGTCTAAACCATGGATTGCTTTTAAGTCTTGAGCAAGTTCCATTGTGTATTCAGCTTTAAGAGCTCTTGATACAGCTGTAACTGTGTGTTTCTCAATTGAGAAAGCCATTTCTGCGAAAGCGTCAGCAGTAGTATCACCTAAAGCTTCTGCCTGTGCAGTTGTTTGACCAGTTGCAGAGGTATATGTACCTGCAGGTGTATCGTTTAATACTGCTGGGTTTGTACCTGATTGGTCGCCCGCACCAGTATCGCCAGCTGCGTCTTGGTTGGATAGAAATGGAATTTCCTCATCCTGTAACGCTTCTGCGCCTGCTTGTGATTTTGCTCTTGCTCTCATTGCAAAGATAAGTCCTGTTGGACCAGTCATTGGTTGAACACCACATACATCGTATGCAATAAGGTTTGGCATTGAACGTCTAACAAGAGAGATTAGGATTGGGTCCCAATTATCAATTGATGAACCTGTTGCGTTTGTTGGAGCGGCTTCGCCTAAAAACGCTCTATCTTCTCTTAATGCTTTTTCTTGGTTTTCCAAGATGACAGTAGTAACAGCTCGTCTGTATGCATCATCGATTTTTGGTAATTCGGGATGCTCTAGGACTGGCTGCCACTTTTCTTGTAAGTTTTGTGTTTGAAACATTAGTTTCTCCTTCTTATATTCTTACTATTTATTATTTTGCACTATTTACTGTTCTGCCGATAGCAGTCATGTATGCTGCCATTGAACTATCTTCAGTAATGTCCTGTACAGCGGTGCCAGTTTCTACGTCATTATCAGTATTTTCGTTAATCACTTGTGTTTTTGGGAAGTATGATTCTTTAAGAGTATTTAACTTTTCAGCATAAACATTCTCTTCGGTGAATTCTACATCTTGAACTAGTGATTCGAACTTTTCAATCTCTGTGCTGGTTAAATCAGATGAAACATCTTTTAAAACCTTTTCCTGAACCAGAGAACCTTCAGCCTTCTTCGCCTCAACTACTTGAGTGATTGTTGCTTCTAGTTTTTCTTCCAGTTTAGAAATTTTTTCAGCTTGTGCCTCTAAGATATCGTACTTGTCGTCTGGCACATCAATGTAATGGTCTTCGAACAGAGTTTTTAAACCAGAGATGAAGTCTTCTGCAATCTCGCCTTTAAGTCCACGCTCAAGAGCAAGTTCGTTTTCTTTCATCCACTCTTCAACAACATAGTTTAAGTAGTTATCTACTTTTTCTGTTAGTGAAGTTCTTACATCAGCAACTTCTTCGATTAATTCAGATTTATATTCTTCTTCTAATCTCTTAATCTCTTCTCTAATCTTGCTTTTTACAGCAGTTTCAAAGATTGTTGCAGCTTTTACTTTAAATTCTTCAGAGAGATTTGTGTCAGCACCTAAAAGAGCATCTACATGTTCTTTTACGTTAACAGATTTTAATCTTTCTTCAGTCTTAGCATCTTTTTCTTCGTCTTTGTCGCCGTGAGCCATTTCAGAATTGTATGCTGCATGTAGTTTTTCCATTTTGTCTTTTGACATTTTGGACATACCGTCTTGCATTTCCTTATACATTTCGTCTTTGGTTTTGTGCATTGCAGCCTTCATGTATTGAGCATATAATTCAGCCATGTCATCTTTTTTCATAGATTTCATTGCTTTAATCATTTTCTCTTTCATTTGTTCAGGCGTCATGTGCATTGCTTCATCAGTCTCATCTGCTTCATCCTCGTCAGAATCTTTGGACATATCATCGTCATTGTCCTTTTCTTCTTCTTCTTTTAACTTAGGTGTTGCATCAGCTTTACCGGCCCCTTTTTTAGCAGGGTCGTTTGAAACTTCTTTGGTTCCTTTACCTGCAGCTACAGACGCATCACCAACTTCGGCTGGTTTTGCACCTTTTTCTACTTTAGTTTTACCATCAGATACAGAATCAGCCTTTTCAGCTGGAGCTGCACCTTTTTTAGGAGCATCAGCACCATTGGCTTCTTCAAGTTCAGCCAAAACTTCCGCTTCTAGTTCCTCAATGGTTTTGTCTAATTCATTAGCCATGGGATTGTCTCCTTTAGTTTTATTTATACATCATTATTTATAAATTAAAGCATTTTAAGGAACTTTGCAAACTCTAATGCTTGTTCCTTATCTTGTCTTGCTCTAACTTTTTGTTCAATTCTTTCTTTCATTTCGAAAACTTGTGCCTCGATTAGTGAACCGTGGTTCCAAACCCATTCTTTTCCTTCCATAATGCCCTCTACGAAAGCGGAAGGTGCTGACGGGTCAGCCACAATATCACCTGCTGTTGCAAGTTTGAAATCACTTCTCACATAATTCACACCACCTTTTTGGTCTAAACTACCCATGCCTCTTGATGAAACGCCGAGTGTAGCACCCTCGTCCATAAGATTCTTTACAATTTCACCCATCGGGGTTGACATAATCTTTGCCTCCCCTATGAAGTTATCACCTTCAGCCTTTAAACTTGTAATCATATGTGATACTCTGTCTAAATTGACTGTTGGTCCTTCTGGGTGTCCTAACTCTCCGAATGCTCTTTTCTTTTGAACATATTCCTCGTTATAGGATTTAACTTCTTTCATAAGTATATCTTTTGGATATACTCGGCCATTTCTATTCTTTAAATTGGCCTGCATGAAGATTCCTTTTATTTTATAGTCCTTTTTACCATCTTCTTTTTCTTCAATAAGATAGTTTTGGGCACTAAAATCGTTTGCTTCTGTAATTAATTTGACTATATTCATTAGCTTATATTATCGAAACCCGATACCTTTCTACATTTTAAGATGATAAATCCGACACATGCACTATCATTTTCATAGAAAATATCACCGGTGATACCACTACCAGCGTTGTTTGATATTGACGGCAGTTGTTGACTACCTACATTATAACTACCGTTACCATTTAAAGTAAGTGCAGTTATATTTGATGATGCATCAAATTCTATTTCTGTTACGGAACTAACTGACCACTGACAAGCTACAATTGAAAGTCTTGGATTAGTTGAAGCTCCAGCTAATTCAGACGCATCAACAATTTTTGTTGCAGTTCCATTTGTGCCTGTAATTGTTGTTTTTATAATGTATTCAAAATCTGAATCCACTAATTCCTGTGTTGTATAAGCCATCAGTTACTCCTTAAATACCCATTGCTTCTTTTTCAAAGTAATCGTATAACTGTTTTTCAGACACACGATTCTTTTTAGAGACATCGGATATTGCTTTTTCAAAATTATTTAGGAAATTTGAACCTTTAGTGTCCAATTTATTGAATAATTCATCTACTGCCTTTTTCATCTTAGGCGAAAGTTTCTTATAAGACTTAGTTTTCTTATGTTCGTCTTTTTCAGTAATTGAACTATAAATGTCTTCAAATTTCTTAGCCATCCGTTTCTTCTGTCTCTGATTCTGTTGTTTCTGTACTATCAGGCAAATGGTCTTTTACAAAAGATTTTGCAACTTCTACTTTTTTACCTTCAAGTGAATCTGCCATTTTAGCCTTCATTGCGTTTTTAAATGCATCTTCAGCGTCAAGTGTCCTACCATCTGCTAATGCATCAATTACATCTTTACTGCTCATCGTCATCTCCTATTTCATCATCTTCTTCTGGTCCTTTAAGTGGTTCATTATTGATACCATCATTAGGTCCCAAATTCACTCCACCGTCTTCAGGGTCGATTCCAGCCTCATTGTTTATTCCTTTTCGCATTTCTTCTATTTCATAATCAGTCATCTTTAGAACATTTTTAGATACCCACTCTTTCGAGAAGAATGTTCCAATGTAACTTTCTACTTGTCCAAGCATGTCTAATTTTTCTCTTAATAATTCTGCGTCTTTTAATTCAGCAAAATGACCATCTTGCATAAAGTCATATTGTATATGCTCTTTAATCTGTGGCCACTCATTAATATTTATGACACCTTTTAAAACTAATTGTGTTTTTAATATATCATTAAATAATGGTGTGAATTTTTTTCTAATTCTTTGAACAAATTTTGTAAACTTTAATTCATCCCTAGTAATTTCTGTTGAACGACCTAAAGAAAAGTTTTGTTCTGCTTCTAATCTTGAAATAGGAACATTCAAAGAACGATAAAGTTTTCTTTGGAAATAAATGATATCATCTATTTCACCTAGATTTGAACCACCAGGTAATGTTGATATCTCTGTTCCTCTTCCACCTTCTCGTCTTGGTAACCAGAAGTCTTCGAGCATTGACATATGATTTCTGTCATCTCTAATTTCACCAGTCTTTGCATCGTAAACTAATTTGTTACGATATCTTTGCATAACATCTTTTAGATATTGTTCTGCTTTTACTTTTGGAAGATTACCTACATCAATATAAAATATTCTTCTTTCTGGTGCTCTTGAGATTCTGTAAATAACTAGAGAATCTTCAATCATTCTTAATTGATTGACAGGTTTGATTGCTTTTTGTAAGTATGATAAAACAATATTTTTGTTTGCATCAACTAAACCAGAAGGTACATAAGTTACTGCATCAGGTGAGATACGAATACCTTGAGTACCATTTAAGTTTACACCTTTTTCGTTGTAAACATAATAGTCAGCAGTTGAACCAATTAAGTCTGGGCCTGTGCCTCTATTTGGTTTCTTTTTTACTTCTTTAACTTTTTTGATTTTTCTTGGGTCTATGTATCTAAGTTCCATAATACCAAGTTTAGGATTTTTTGTATCAATTACTTTATGATAATATAATCGACCATCAACATACCATCGTCTAAAAATGTCATGACCTTTTGTATCAAAATCTAAAAGTGATAATGTTTCATCAAAACACTTTCTTATTTCGGCTTTAACATTTTTCTTATAAGGTAGTTGGTCAAGTATAATAGAAACTGCTTGGTCTCTCTCATTTGATATAATTGATTCGTTAACGATATCTTCTATCGCACTATCACATTCAGGTTGTTGGGATACGTCACGATATCTTTTGACTAAGTCATATTCACTTTTGTCTCTTCCGTCTGTATCTAATACAGTTGCGAAGTGACCTCCACCTGATATTTCGACTGTGCCGTCATCAGGTGAAGGTTGTGTGAATTTCTGAACGCTATCGCTGTCTTTAATTCTTTCGAATTTAAATCCGAATAATTCTGCCATAATATTTACTCCTATACGCTTTATTTATAAGAGGCT